CTAACGTCTCTGAGTTCAAGACGATTTACATCAATCCAAACATCAACAGTTGGTTCAAGTTCAATAGATCCTTCCCAAGTTTTTACGAGATAAGGAGTTACGTTTTCAATTCTTGTTGCAAAAGGTTGCTCTACCCAAAGAACATCTTCATAATCTAAACTTAGAACACTTCCTGATTTTCTGATATTAGTTCCAAGTATATTGCTCAAATAATTTTTATCTTGACTTGCATTTGTAGTTGTACCAATACCAGCAATTGCATCTGATCCAAGTTCAAGATTTAATGTAGTTGTATAGTGAGATGGTCTTAGATGTCCATTTTGTAGATCTAAACTGTTCTTTACACCTACTGTATTATCTTGAACACCTACAGATGAGAAATTATCAATTAAAAATCCTGACTTGAATCTGTTAAGTCCTACAGAATCGGAAATAAACAGGTTTGCTGTGTTATTCTCAAGAAGAGACAAACTGGTGTAATACTCAAGATTTTTGATTCTATTTTCTAATCTAAAGATATCACTCATTTGATATCTCTTATGGTCAACAAAAGTTACTTCAGCGTCCTTTACATCATAAAGATATGGTGGTAATGCAATATTTGCAATGTTTAATCCATTTGAAACTTCTTCTGGAAGTTTTGGATTATCTGCAGCTTCTCCAACTTTTAATTGGAATATTCCTTCTTTTGTTAAATAAATCCTATCAATTCTTGGTAGATAATAAGTAAATGATAGTGTTTCGGATTCATCCGACGCTAAAACATAACTTGTACTATGATTTCCTCCAGTAAATGATCTCCCATCAAATTCAAATGGTGATCTTGATCCAGAAGAAACTACAAAGTTGCTAACTCTAGGTCTGGCATCTAATATATCAGTGTTTCTAAATTCATTTACAGACTGGATTTCTGTTCCATAGTTAAATCCATCATAAGAACTTGCAGTAGTTACATCTCCAGTATCAGAGGTTTCATAATATCCTCTAGCATAAACAACTTTTATTTTTCTTGTTGGTTCTTTTATATTTTGCTTTCTTTGAATGTAACTATAATCATAATGGGTGAGAGTTTGTCCATTATAGAAATTGAAATCACCCGTAATATTTTTACTTCCTTGATTTAGTGTGAATGCAATTCCATTTACACCAGATTCCAGAAATTCAACTACTTCTCCCTCTTGGAAAACATTTTGATTTAGATATACAAAAGATATTCTGCTGCTATTTAATTGCTCAGAATAGATACCTCTTGCCCCACTGACAGTTCCTACAAACTCTTCACCTAAAATTAAATCATCAGTTTTTGCTGTAGGTCCATCTAGTGATCCTACAGTTAAATTTGGTAGAACGGGATCTGAAGTATCATTGGACTCATAAATTCCATGAATTTTGATTACATCAGGAACATTTAAAGAAATTTTTTCGTCCTGAACTCTAGCACCAAATGGATATGATCCATAAAGCAATCCATCATTTTTGGTAGTTGATCCAGTTCCAGAATAGTTATACATTGATTTGTTTACAATTAAAGAGTCAACAAATGACTTCCTCTTAGTTTTTGAAGTAACAGATTCTTTTCTCAAGGTAGCAATGAGTTTTGCTCCAACATCATTAGAACCTAGACCATTGATGACTAATTCTGTAGAACCATTGGTAAGTTGGAATTTATCCTCTGTTAGAATTTCTAGAGTTCCATCCGATCTTGAAAGAACGTATCTTTCCTCATCAAATGGTAAAAATACTTGGTCAGTTCCAGAAGTTAATGTATTTGTAGAGTTATTGGTAATGGTAACATCAAATTCTCTTCTAATTACTAAAGAAGAATTTGATAAATCTACTGATTCAATATTTACTTTTGGAAGAGGAGCAAATAATCTCTCATTATTTTGAGTCGTCTGAGCACGAGTATAGAGAACTGAAAGATCATTTACATCAATTGTTGTACTAGAAATTCCTCCATCACAAACTCCAGTTACTGTTGTAACGCCACTGATAATGATGGAATTTGTTAGAACTTTATTAACCTTTGCAAATGATTTGACTGTTAGATTAGGTCTTGTATATTGAATTAGATTTCCTGTAGTAACAATTCCAGGAAAAGCAACTGTTGGACTTGTTACTGTTGCAACTCCGGCAGAAAAACCAGAGATAGAAGCATTGCCATTACCGATTAATGAAGAAACTGATTGTAGAGTATCAGCAGAGAAAGTTTTTGATGACCCTACATTTGCATATAGTGATTTTACTTCAGAAATTCCATAATTTGTAAAACCAATACTAACTCTAGTATCAGTTGTGCTATCAAATACTAGTTTTTCTCCATTAATAAAGTTTCCTGAAATTTGATAAACTGTTAGAGCAGTTCCAACAGATACATTGTTCTTTAAGAAGGCAGTAGCACCGCTAGAGTCGCCCCTAATATAAGTTGGAGTGCTTAGCGTGATAGGTTGGTTGAGTGTTAGATCACCATATGTTTGAACATCAAATAAAGAAATATCCCACCTATTAATATTTTGATTTTCTAGTTCATAATAACCAGATTCTAGAGCAAAATCATAAACTCTTGCAACTCCAATTTCTTTTCCTGCAGGAGCATATGAACTTAAACCAACCCTTTCACTTCTTAAACTAATAGTTGTAGACGTATTAATGCCAATAGATGGAGCACCTGAAGATCTGTTTAAAGTTAAAGAAGAACCAAAACTAAAGTTAACTGCTTGATTCTGAATCAGATTAGTTGTTCTTGGTTTTGGTGCATCAAGTAAAACTGGAGAAATAGTTTCTACTTCATATCCTCTAATATATGCTTTACCTGGACTAATTTTATAAACCATCAGATCTTCTGATGGAGCAACACCAGAGGAAGTTTGTTGATTTTCTAAATAAATTCCATTATTTCCTTTCCCATTATTTAAACTATCTCTACAGAAAGTAGTGAATGACTTGATGTAATAGTCACCTGATTCGTCAAAGGTTCTTCTTGCAAATTCATCTGCTAAAAGATTATATTCAGTATTCTTATTAATTTTTCTAAGAACACCATCTTTTACGTTTGCAAGTTCAATGAAGTTTGGATAATCAAACGAATCTATTGGTTTTTTTGATAGTTGTGCTGTTATCTTTAATCTATCTGCTCCAGGTGCTGCAAAGTTATTAAAACCATTTGCATTATCATTTAGATTAGGATCAACGTCCGCTGATATAATTTCCTCAATAACATCAAAACCTACTCTATAACTTGGAGTATTTGTATATTGATCCAGAATCAGAGTGTCATCTGTAACATCAACTAAGTAACCTCTGATGAAATAAACACCAGCACCTAGAGCAAACGCAGAACCAATCGCAGTAGAATTAGAAGCAATCGTCCTTGCAAATCCTTCTCCTGCAGAAATAAAAGTACTACCAAAAGCAATGTTTGAATCAGTGATTAAATTTTCACCATCTTCAAAATCTCTTGTTGAAAGATTATTTTGATTTGATTGATAATAATCAATGTAAAGTGTAATATTTCCTCTTTCTGACTCTTCTGACGTAATTACTTTTCTGATAATTGCAACAACACCAGAATTTTCACCTCTAATTTGTAGACCTACTAAATTATCAAGATATAATGATACAGGAATACCTAAGAAGTTACTCTCAACTTGTACTGCATAATAATTTTGAATGTAAGTTAAGTTACCTGGAATTACTTTTGCACCTTCTTTGAAGAAGTGATTTCCAAATTGCTCAACTTGGTTTTGTAAAATTGATTGTAAAGTCGTTAGCTCTCTTGCCTGGACAGGATATCCAGGTTTAAAGAGAACTTTGTAATAGTTATTATCTTTACCACCAATTACAGGTTCATTGTAGTCGTCAAAGTATGGAGCTACGTTGAGGTTGGTTTCTTGAGACATAATTCCTTAGAATTGCAAAATAACTTTGATATCTTCTTTTTGGTTTGTTGACCGAGTAATTGATGGTCTGTTGTCAACGTAAATGATGTTTCCAGAATACTTTTGGACTTCTGGTTGAGACACACCTTTAATAAATTGTTGACCCAAGTAGTATGTCCTACTATTTATTATGGTACTAATACCTGGATTGCTTGAACTTCCAAATGTAGTTTGAATTGCAAGAGTTGCACTTCCACCTAAAATATTAAAAGATCCTCCACTACCAATGTCAGATGTAAATCTGTGCATTGTAAATCCAAAAGTCGGTGAAGGATTTTGAGTTCCATTGGTATTGAAACCACAATGGAATCTATCTTGCCAATACTTTAGAACTCCTGTACTTTGGTCATATGAAATAACTCTACCAAAAGCAGTAGATCCAACACCAATTGTTTGTGTAATTTGAGTATCAGCATTAAAGACGACAGAACTATAACCAATTCCAGTGAGTTTAAGAGCATAAACAGCACTTGCTTTATCAAGAGTTAAAATGCTATCAGAGTCATAACTTAAAGGACTTTCTACTATACCAACTCTTGCAATTTGGTTACCAGTGATAAAGTCAGGATTTTCTGAGTCATTTTCAATTCTTGAGTATAGGAGTACATTGTACGCACCTAACTCTTTATAAACATCTGCTCCATGACCACCTTGAGGTGGAATAATAACATTGAAAACTGGTGAGGTTGTTCCAGTTGGTACATTGCCTCCAACAAGATCTAAAGTTCCAAAAGTATAACCAGAACCACCATTAGAAACAGTTACACTTTCTACCTTTGAATCATTGTTAATAACGACTGTTGCTTCTGCACCAGAACCATCACCTCTAATTGGAACTCTTGTATAGGTTCTATTTGCAGTTCCTAGACCAACACCTCTGTTTGTAATCGTTACAATCTTTAGTTGTCCACTTGTTGCCGCATTATTTCTGACTGCTGCTTCTCTTGAACTGGTTTCCCAATCAGGAGGAACTGGCATATAATTTGTAGAGTCAAATTTTACAATGTCACTTGGACTGATTGTATAAAGATATTTCCAGATATATCCATCACCACTTGTTCCTGCTTCTCTTGGTTCTAGATCAGTGAAAGTTGGTTCATCAAGAGATGGTCTTCCTGATGGATTTTCTGGAGATGTTCCATTCTGAAGACAAATATAAACTCTATAGTCGCTATTAAGTACGTAATAATTCGCTGAATATAAATCTACCGCGTTTGATGGTTGTGATGGATTAGTGGCACTTATATCATGACGATACATGTCATAAGTAACACCAGAAGTCCACGTAATTTTTCTAATAACCTGTCTTACATCAGTTTTTGATATTTTTTTCAATGCAATCATCGTATCCCAATGATTATTCTCCTGATTAAAATTATCCACTGGTGATGGTGGGCTTGTATTCCAATCAGCGTTATAATCGGTAGGATTAGGAAGTCCAACAAATGAATAGTAGGAGTTACTGGTTGAAGCAACTCCTGATATAAAGTTTTTTGCATTTAATATACGAAGTTGGTCAGTAATTATTGCGGCCATTTGACGGAGTTTTTATCTATTTATTGTTGTTTTAAATATGATTTTTAATCTGGACTGAAAGTGATCCAGTATTCACAGCAGAGTTGTCACTCTCTCTGTTTATTGCAAAGTCAACGTGAGTAGTGGATCTTGCAACTCCAACATATGAAGCAAAACCTTGATCCATTGGTTGAGTCAATACAAAGTAATCATTTGCATTTGTAT